ATTGGCTAAAACTTGAACAAACTTGTCCATACGGTGATTTGGTTTTAATTTGACCTTCTGGATCCAGCACCATGGCAAATCCACCATGCCCTTGGAATGTTATATTGCTAACTCTTACTGCATCTCCACACAAAATAACGTCAATGTCTCGATTATTTTTAGCAGTGCTTGTTATGTCTAATGGATCGGTCAAATAATGTCTGCCGTAATTGTATGTTCCATACAAATGCCAATTGCCAGACGCATAAGTTGTTTTGGCGGCAAACGGATAGATAACTGAGCAGTTCATAGTATTTCCTGCTACAGATTCAACCACAGCTTTACCAGGAGGAACATTATTGTCTTGAACAATTTTTCCAATCCAATTGGCCTGAGCCTGCCCAGAGCCCAACGTGATAATAATTTTATCTGTGGTACTGCCCAATGTAATGCTAGTGGCAGATGCATAATCAACTGATGTATTGGTCAATCCAATTTGTAGTCCGTCGATAACCGCATCTCGGTAAAAGAAAATCTTTCTCCAAGGCGATTGCGAAATTCTATCCAATGGACGAATAATTGTTCGACGGAATTCATCGCCTTTGATACTACAGTTAGCGGGCAAACGTATTGGGTAGTCTTCATAGTATACTCCGCTTTCAACAAAAATAGTAATGTTGAGATCTTTAACAGTTTCACCAAATTCCATCTGCTCAGTTGTTTGAAAGAAAGCAGGTTTAGTTAATCTAACTTGAATAGAATCTGTACTTGCACCACTGCCTGGCAAATATTTCACAATAGTACCTGCCGCACCCGATGTATTACCTAACAATATCTTGGCAGGAATAATGTGAACGCTGCCAGGAGATCCTTGATCCACATAGCCGTTGCCGCCGTTGCCAAACACCACAGTGTATATACCAGTGCCAAACGATGCCGCAGGAGCTGAACCATATCCATTAGTAATGATACTAAGGATGGTATTCATATTATTAGTCAGAGTGGTTTTTGCTGGTGCTGATGCAGTCAATGACACATTGAACACTTGAGTAACCAATGATTGAAAGCGGGTAGCGGAAGTTTGATTTAATACTTGCAATGCCAAATTCTTAGCAAAAGTTAAACCATCAACAGTTTCTGTTAATTGTGTTGTGATAGCTAGTCTAGCACTGGCACTTTTGTAATAACTTTTACCAGCAGTAACAGTTTGATAATTGCCACCTGTTAGTAAATCAATGCGCATACCTTCAATAATATAGCCAATATCTCTATAACAAGTTACTTCGTTATAATTAAATCCGCCTTTGTATTTTGCAGTTAAGTAGTTGACCACACTGGCTGATATTGATGCCTTGTTACCAATAATAGTTGTTCGTGCGGCTTTGTATACACTATCAAATCCATCTAAGGTTGGATACACATACACCAATGATGTGTTGTTTTGAATGATAGTTGAAATATTTGAAAATCTTTCATTTATGGTTGATTGTGCCGCACTGCCGCCAACCCATATGATGTTAAATGCTTGACTAACAACACCTTGGAATGTAGGAGTTACTACGGAATTAGACGACACCAGTGATGCTATATTCTGTAAACGACCAATTGCTTGTGCATAGATGCTACGTTCATTGCTTGACAGCGTTGATACTCCGTTAATCCAGTACTCGTAACCAGTTGGCAAACTACCTGAATTTCCACCATAGGTAATATCATATGCAATTGCTTCTATAAAATAATTGAGTCTGCGTTTAAAAGATGCAACTCCTTCTGAGGGAACAAAAGTAGGAGTTTGTACCAGCTGCCAAGCATATGTTTCTTCTACTAGGAAATTGCTGTTGGCCAGTAGTGCTTGTCTAGCATAAGTATAACCTGCATCTAATCCAGATGGACTAACATATGTAGGAACAGATCGAGAACCAATACCCAATGTTAATATATTTTTTATTGTGTTAAAATTAACAGTAATAATACCGTTTATAACATCGTTATTAATAACAGAAAAACTTGTGTTAGAATTAATGTATGCAGTGGCCGCCGTTTTTAATGCTGTTTTTTGGGACACAATATCAGTTCTTGCTGTTAGCAACACAGACGATACAGCACTGATTGTGGGAAGCACAACTGTGGGAGTTGGCACACTATTTGCATTGACAATGCCAGCAATAGAAGCTATGTTTGCTGAAATGCTGCCTGAAGCGGCCGAGCCGCCCAGCACAGTTTCGTTTGTGTATTGTCTAAAACTGGTTTGATACACAGTTGCAGGCTGAGCGTTGATAATAATGGCTTGTGCTAAATTATTTACGTAGTTGATAGCCGCAACCCATGATTCTTTTTCTGAACTTAATAATTGATAAACTCCGCCCTGCCAGTATTGCAAACCAGTGTATACACTTTGCTGATTCCCGCCATACATCAAATCGTACACTACACTCCAGACTATGTAGTTTATATCGCGTTCACTGCGTGTTTTGCTGTATGCGACTGTTGGAAAGTTTGCTTTTAAGTAAGCAGTAATTTCAGCTTGAATAAACGGTATGTTAGCCAACAACAGATCTCTTGCACTAACTAATCCAGATGCAGTTCCTTGTAATCTTGGAAATGATACTGCTGGTATGTCACCGGTAGTTAACAAATTATTAATTAAGTTGATATTATTAGTGATGGATGACACAGCGTTTGTACTCAACGCTACTGATGGTATTGCTACTAGAGTAGTTTGTAAATTTGATAATGTAGCTTTGATTTCGTCAAGGTCTAATCCGGTATTGTATTGGCCAAACGCCAATGCAACTTGTATGCTTTGAAAAGACCCTTGAAAAACTAGATCGTAACATACAGCATCAATGACTGCGCCAATGTAATTTTGTGCATTGACAGTGCTGTAACTGTAGGCTAAAATTATGTTCTTGGCATAGTCAATACCATCCAACAGCTGAGTTAATTGTTCTGTAACTAGGTCTATGTAAATGGGATTGAATAATTTAGAAGCCTGCGTTACTGAATTGTAATTTGTGTTTAATACTAAATCGTAACCAATACCATCTACAATATTGCTTATGATTGAGTTATAACGTGCTGAATCAATTGGAATATAATTTACATATTTTTTGTTAAGATACGCAATTGTTTCGCTTTGAATAAAACTTTTGTTAAGACGCAACAGTTCACTTGCGTGTTCGTAACCACTAACTCCAGCATTGCCGCCACTTAGTGTCACACTTTGTATAGTACTGAATGTTTGATTAACGCCGACTGTGTAAGCAATTTTTTGTCTATAAGGCCCTGGCTCAAGGCTTGATAAGTTAATTAAACTTTCAGCGGCCAATGCTGCCTGGCCAACTGTTTTATAAGCATACTGCCAAAAACGTCCTTCTTTGCCCTCTGGGCTTTTTGTTTGATTGTCGTCACCACTAGTTGTTGATACAAACAAATTGATATTGCTGGAATAACTGTTGTTATCCACATAGTATTTGGTGGCCGCTTGCAAATCGTTAGCGCCATTTGGCGTGCCAAAGCCCTCCAATGGAGCTGGATGATCGCTAAGAGTCAATGGCCCAGTCATCTTGTCACCGCCGCGATACACTGTATCTTTGCGTTGCATTACCTCAGTAGATACATAATTACCAGTCAAAGTTTTATCGTAATCTGGGTCATTGATTTGAGGAATAGCTGGTTCATTTCTTGCTCTCAAAGCATCAGTAATATAGCCATTTGAAACAGCAACATAATGACTGTCTGCATAACCTTTGTTAATGGCCAGTTGTGAAAGAGTAGTTGACACACCCAAGCTGGCGTAGGATGCATTGAACGCATCAACTAAGGCCTGACTGGGATTTGCTAATCGAGCAATAGTAAAATTATTTGCATTTAAGTTCAGTCCTAGGCTTGGTGCGCTATCTCCTATCAGACCAGCAGTGGTTGATCTAATAGTTAAACTAGCGTTATTAGTTTTATCAATTGCAATACCAGCACCAGCTACTAGGTCTCTAGCAGTTAAGGTTGTCCCGGTAGTATCAGACATAATTACTTGATTAGCTGAATAACTAGTAGGAGTATCTCCCAAATCGGTAAATCTAATGGTACCGCCTAGTCCAAAGACTGAGTAAATTTCATTAAAGTTTTCATTTACTTTACGGAAAGATTCGCGAATACTGTCGCCCGTACCGTCATTACCTTGTACGCCAATGTCAATTAGTTGTTGTGTCATTTGTCTTTAAACTCCGAAACTTGAACCGCACCCGCAAGTTGTGGTTGCGTTGGGGTTCTTTATGCTGAATGAACTGCCCTGTAAATCTTCTTTATAATCTATTTCTGCACCTGAGAGATACTGCATACTCATCGCATCCACAAGTACACGAAACTCGTCCAGTGGAACTTCGAAATCATCTTCGTTTGCTACATCATCAAAAGTAAATCCGTAGCTGAAACCACTACAGCCACCGCCTTGCACAAATGTGCGTAATGCTAGTTTAGGATTGTTCTCTTCCGAGAGTAAATCTTTAATTTTTGTCTTTGCTGACTGAGAAATAGTGATCATATTTGTCCTTGATTGAATATTTATCAAAGGATTTTATAACCTTAATGTAAATACAGTTATGTATATTGGAACTGAATTTAGAATAAACCAGCACATACGCACCAGTAAGAAGGGTAAGACACATTCTTATAGTCGTAAAGTAACAGTGGTTGTGTTCAAGTGCGATTCGTGTCACGGAGTATTCAACCGAGAAAAGGGATCCATGGATCCCAAACGATTAAACAATAATTTTTATCATGTGTGCGGGGATTGTGACCCTAAGAAATTTGCACAGATGAAAGGTGTAGAAGCACGTAAGGTGTGGGACATGCCTGTAAGCAGTCTTAAGACACTCGACCAATTCTAGAACTAATCAAATTCCAGTTGATAATTTTCCACTGGTTATTAAGATAACCCTTCTTGTCAGCTTGGTAATCAAGGGCCCACGCATGTTCCCACCAGTCAATCAACAGTATAATATCCATTTTAATTTCGTGATTCTTAATGGTTTTAATGCTGCCATCTCTAGCCAAGTAAGCCCAGCCACTGCCCTGTATTTTCATTGCTGTTTTGGAAAATTCGTCCTTGAATCTATCAAAACTTTTGAAGTGTTTGTTGATAAAGTTTTCAGCAATGTGCTCGGGTTTGTTAGAGTTGGTGGGAGATTGAAATTGTCTAAAATATATGTCGTGTAAAAAAGCACCAGCTTCGTTGAAATCCGGGTCGCCTTCACCCTTGTTGTATCGATCCACATAGCCTTTGTAAAGCTGGCTATAATGATAATCTATAGTTTTTTTGCTCAAACTTCGA